AAATTCAATAAAAATATTGAACTTGCAAATGATGAGGAGGTAGTTCCCACTGATTACAAAGAACCATACTCAAGAATCATTTTATCAACTCTTGATCAAGGAACCACTGTAAAAGATGCCGATGGTGTAGACACTAATACACCTCAAAGACAAGCAGAATTCCAAGCACAAGCATCAGCAAGATACTCTGCAATGTATTCACAGATTTTAGATATCACAATACCCATGAATCTTTCATTGAGAGCAGGTCAGGTCATTGATGTCAAATTTCCTGATCTAAATACTGGTAAACCTGAGGGTAAAAATTCTCCTGAGAGTGGCAAGTATATGATTGCTAAATTATCTCATGAGTTTGGAAACCCAGAAGGTGATTTCACAGGATTATCTCTTGTGAGAGATTCATTTACCATCAACGAGTAACATGAAAAGTATCGAAGACCACATCGCTAAAGACAAGGAAGTTTCTGAAGATCCAAATGCGTCTCCAGCAGCAAGAAGACATGCAACAGATGAATTGCATGAACTTGAGGAGTATGCAGAGCATCATAAAGAAGAGATCGCAGCAGGTGATCATCATGACCCCAACGCTTTAGAAGTATTCTGTGATTTACATCCAGATGAACCTGAGTGTCTTATTTACGATGACTAATGCTTGAAACACGTCATGCTAATATAGAATTCTTTGGGAAGGATGGATTCCAGTGGTTTATTGCACAAGTAGCCCCTGATAAAGTTTGGCGTACAGAAAATAATCAAAACTTTGATAATGGATTCAGAGCAAAGATAAGAATACTAGGATATCATCCTGGTGAAAATGGTGGTGAAGGTGGCATATCTGATGAAGATTTACCATGGGCACATTTCCTTGTGTCACCTCAGTTTGGAGCAGGTAACTTCAATGGAGGAACATCATTTGGATTACAGGGTGGTGAGATGGTTGTTGGGTTTTTCCTTGATGGAGAGGAGGCACAACAACCTGTTGTATTTGGATCATTCTTTGCCAATTATAATATAGAAGAAGTAGAGGACTTCAAAAAAGCATTAGATGATGGCACATCAGGTTTCAAACCAATAGGTATAGATGAGTCTGTAAAGTATGGTAAACACACTACAATTGAAGGTCAGAAAAAACAAAGGAAATCTGGCACGGTTGTCAATAGTAATTCGGAAGTTATAGATGAAAATAAAGAGAAAAAAGGTACGATAGAAAAGGTTTATGATAATAAGACTTATAAAGTTAAGGTGCCAGTGGTATGTGATACGCCAAAGAGCAATACTGGTGATATAACAAAGTCATTGCAAGATTTTATTGATAAAATTAATAAATTTCAAAAATTTCAAGACGGATATATTGACCCAGTATTGAATAGAATTGTCAATTTAGATAAAGAAATAAACAAAGTATCGGAAGAAATTTCAGGTGCAATGTCTGGCATTGTGAGAAAGGCAAGAAACAAATTGTTTGAAGAAATAAATGATGGGGTAGATGATATGTTTGATTTCCTTTCCCCTGATAAACTTATCAAGGATATTGAGATAAAGAAGAAAAAGGATGATATATACTGTCTCATTGAGAATGTTTTGAATGGGTTGAAGGATTTTGTAGGTGATTTTATAAAATCATTATTAGGAAATATATTGAACGTTCCTCTTTGTGCTGCTGAACAATTTATTAGTGGTTTGATGTCTAATTTGACAGATAAAATTCAAAGTGCCATAGGTCCTGCAATATCTGCAATAAGTCAATTGACAGGAAAAGCTATGACCTCATTCTCAGAGATGATGACAAAAGCATTGGAGATGGCACAAACTGCTCTTGCATTATTTGAGTGTGAAGGTAATGAGTGTGAGGAAGATCCAGCAGATTTCATGATAAATGAAGGTCCTGATCCTAAAAAAGTATTGGAATTCAATAACTTACTCAATAAGTTTACAACACTTAGTGGTAGTGGTTTGACAGGATCATTAGATACATTGGTGGGTAATGTATTCCCACAAGTAAGTATCGGTGATACTGTGGGTTCCCCCTCAGGTTCAAATCCTTTAGAAGGTTTAGTTAGTGGTTGTAATGTATCAAGTAAAACTTGCGGACCTCCTAGGATAGAAATATTTGGTGGTGGTGGTTTTGGTGCTGCTGCTGATGCAGTTATAAATTCGATAGGTGAAGTTGTAGGTGCTAATATGACAAGTTTTGGTGTGGGATATAAAAAACCACCTTTTGTGACAATTTTTGATGATTGTAACAATGGTAAGGGTGCCACAGCTAAACCAGTGGTAGAGGATGGAAGAATAGTCAATCTAATAGTAACAAATTCAGGTGGTGGTTACCTCACACCAGATAGTATATCAGATACAGAGGGTGTTGATGTCATAGGTCAGGTAGAGGGTGTTGATATAGTATCTACAGGTATAGGATATGAAGAGGGAGATCTTATTTGTAGTGAGAGTGGGCAATGTTTGACCCCTATAATAGAAGATGGTAGGATAGTTGGAGCAAGTGGTAAAATAGATTTAGGTCTTGTAAAAGTACCAGAATTGACAGTTGAAACAAATACTGGAATTGGTGCCGATATAAGAGCTATAACTAGATTTGTGAAGAGAGATGCTTACACAGATCCTGTCGTACCAGAAGCAGAACTCATACGAGTTATAAGTTGCCCTAGATTCTACTAATGTCAGATAAACCAAAGTTCCCACCAATTATTATACAACACCCTGAGTGTGGTCACATCACCATGGGTGATGAGAAAGATGATGATGTAAAAAGAAAAAGGGATGTTGGTTTATATGGTGGTAGTGCAAATGCACTAAGATTATTCAAGGATGGTGGTTTTGAATTACGATCAAGTGATGATGATAGTGAACAGGAGACATTAGGATCAACGATTTTACAGGCATGTAAAGATGGTAAACTCTTAATAAAATCTCTGGGTCATTTGCATATTGATGTGGCAGGTGAATTTACTGTCAGTGCTAATAAAATCAAGATGGAAGCATTGAATGCGAGTGAAGATGGCATCAATCTTAAGTCTAAACATGACATTCGTATAGACGCAGACAATAATATTCTTATGACTGCTGATAATATTACTATAGATGCGAAAGAGAGAATATTATCCCACTCTGAAGGGTGGACGGTTCTAATTGGTCAATATATTAGACTACATGAACCAATAACAAAAATATGTCCTGCCTTTTTGGAGGAATATATAGATGGACAAATAAAGACTTTGAAAGGATAATTATGGCAGGTATTCGTAATCTTGATAGCGGTAAGATCTACATTGGACCTGAGGGACCGAAGGTCGATCAATCAAAAGAAACACTTGACGGAGACAAGGAATTTGAGGGAACACTTGCAGCAGTAGGACCTGTGTTTCTTGGTGAGCATAGTGATGTTGCATTTGGTAATGTGAACATAGGAACTTCTCAATTTGGTTTTACAAATTTCAAACCTGCAGTAAAGGGTCTAGCTCTAAGTGTAGAGGGTGATGTTGAAATTGCAGGGGATCCTAATGGAGATAATTACCCAAATGCTGTTGTTATAAATGGTGATTTATTAGTGACAGGAGATATTGATGGGGGTAATAAAGGAAGACTCGCTTCTAGATTCGCAACTGCTGACAGTTTACCAAAACCATTCGACATGGTTCATCCCACCAAGGGTGAAGGTCATAGACTAAGATACGCTTGTATCGAGGGACCTGAGGTTGGTGTATATTTTAGAGGTAGAACACAGGATAATGAGATTGTTTTACCTGACTATTGGAGAGACCTTGTGGTGATTGATACTATCACGGTTCAAACACAACCAGTCGGATCAGCACAGAATATTATAGTAAAAGAATGGGATGATGATAAGATAACTTTAGAAGGTGTAACTGACTGTTTCTACCATGTGTATGGTGAAAGAAAGGATGTGAACCCACTTGTAGTAGAATATGAGGGTAATACTTGGGAGGACTATCCTGATCCCAAGTATAATGACCCTGCATACTCTCGATAGTGTGCTATACTAAAATAAAAACCATGAATGAAACGCTTGAAACTTGTGGCATCGTCAAAATCGATGGTATTATTGAGTTACCAGATTATATGGTTGGTAACATTGACCCTGAAACTCTATGTGTTCAACTCACACCAATAGGTGTA